CAGTAATAATGACATCAAACAATGTTCCTAAACATAATCCATATAAAATAAAAATTAATGAAAATGAAGAAGAAGACTTAACTTGGCTATTGGGGTAAAACATGGCAGACAATTTATTTACAAGACTTGGTAGATTATTTCAATCTAATGTTATCATCAGAAAGGCTGATGATAATAGATTAGTAGTAAAAGATTTAGACTACTCACAAACAAGTTTAACGACAAACTTTATTGACCGATATAGTAGGATGATGCAAAACACTTACTCAAATCCATATTCAACTGCTCAAAATAGAAGAGCTGCTTATGAGATAAGAAAACATGACTTATTTAAAGATTATGAGTTAATGGATCAAGACCCGATTATTGCTTCTGCTCTTGACATATATTCGGATGAATCAACTGTTGATAATATTGAAGGTGAGATTCTTAAAGTAAAAAGTGAAAACAATCAAGTTCAAAAGATTTTACATAACTTATTTTATGATGTTATAAATATTGAATTTAACTTATGGAGTTGGATTCGTAATATGACCAAGTATGGTGATTTCTATCTTCAATTAGATATTGTCGATAAGTATGGCGTGGTAAATGTAAAACCAATAAGTGCTTATGACATAACACGATTAGAAGACCATGATCCTAAAAATCCACAGTTAATTCAATTTGAAGTTGAGGATAATAAAAAAGAAATAAAAGAAAACTATGAGATAGCTCACTTCCGTGTATTATCTGATACAAATTTTTTACCATATGGTCGTTCTTTACTAGAAAATGGAAGAAAGATTTATAAACAATTAACTCTTATGGAAGATGCCATGTTGATTCATCGTATCATGAGAGCACCTGAGAAAAGGGTGTTCAAGATTGATGTTGGAAACATACCACCAAGAGAAGTTGAACAGTTTATGCAAAAAATCATCAACAAGATGAAGAAGACTCCTGTTATTGACCAAAATACAGGTGATTATAACTTAAAATATAATGTAGAATCTGTTACCGAAGATTTTTTCTTACCAGTTCGTGGTGGAGATAGTGGAACACAGATAGATACATTACAAGGTCTTTCTAATAACGATGCTATAGATGATATTGAGTATCTAAGAAACAAGTTAATGGCTAGTTTAAGAATACCAAAGGCTTTCTTAGGATATGAAGAGGGTTTGAGTGGTGGTAAAGCTACATTGGCTGCTGAAGATGTCCGTTTTGCTAGAACAATAGAAAGATTACAAAAAATTATTGTAAGTGAATTGACAAAGATTGGTATTGTTCACCTTTATTCACAAGGATTTACCGATGCTGACTTAATTGACTTTAGTTTAGAACTACAAAATCCATCTATGATTCACGAGCAAGAAAAACTTGAATTGTTAAATCAACAGATAGAAGCAGCTGAAAAAGCTATGGAAACAAAACTATTTTCACGAGAGTGGATTTACGATAACATCTTTGATTTTTCTGAAAAGAAACAAGTTGATATTTACGAAGGTATTGTAGATGATACAAAACAAAAGTTTAGATTAGAACAAATAGAATCAGAAGGAAGTGATCCTGCTAAAGAACCAGCACCACAAGAAAACGATGATGAGGAAGGTGATGACTTTTCAGTAAGTAGAAAAGGTGATTGGGGTGGTAGTAAGAAAGATTCTTTCAAAGATAGAGATACGATGAAAGATAGATATGGTCACGAAAGTTTAAAAGATACAGACAGGTCTTATGGAAAAAGAGAGTTTAAGGGTAAATCTCCACTTGCTACATCAAAGGCCAGTACGATGATGGCTAGAGAGGGTATATTAAATCAACTCAAAGAGAAGTTTCCTAAAAAGAAACCATCAATGTTAAGTGAAGATAACATAATAAAAGAGTAAATACCTACTTTATCTAATTTATGTTATATTTATATATGAATAATTGTATCAAAATACTTTGGAAAATATTATATGAGCAAATTTAAACATAGTAAATTAAGAAACACAGGACTACTATTTGAGTTTTTATTAAGACAAGTAACAGTAGATGTGTTGAACAAAAAGAAGGAGTCACCAGCTCTTAAAATCATAAAAAAACAATTCAATGAACATACAGAGTTAGGTAAAGAGTTGGCTTTATATAGTTTAATAATGACTAAGAAATTTAAATCAGATAAAAAAGCTGATTTTTTCTTATCAGAGGTAATTAAACAAAGAGGACTTTTAAATAACGCTGCTTTACGAAGAGAGAAGTACAACACGATTGCTGCTATAAAAGAATCCTATGATGTAAATCAACTTTTCAGTTCAAAACTTCCAGACTATAAAGTATTTGCTTCTACATATAAGTTGTTTGAAGGCATCAATGAAATGAGTGCTGACGAAAAAACTGAAAGTTACTTTATTATTGTAGAAAACGTAACTGCAATAGGACATAAAAAAGAAAAGTCTTATGTACCCGAAGAGTTTAAAGATAAAGATTTAAGAATTCTTTCTTACAAAACACTTTTAGAAAAGTTCAATAACAAATATACTAACCTTTCAGACCATCAAAAGAAAGTTCTTAAAGAATACATCAGTAATATTTCTAATACAAACAACTTTTCTGTGTTCGTAGAAACTCAAATACCAAAACTTAAAACTAAATTAAATTCCAAAGTAAAGAAAGTAAAGGATAAGGTTTTAAAAATAAAGTTACAAGAAGCAATTAATTGTGCTGATAAATTTTGTTTAAATGAATCAAAACAAACTGATGATAATTCAGTTGTTCAACTTTTGAGATACTATGAACTTGACAAAGAACTCAGCAAAATTTAATTCTTTAGTTAAAGAACTAGCAAGTAGGTTATTTAAGAAGAAGTTAAAAGAAATAACTACTACTGCTAGTGTTGATGGATACCAAACACCATATGCTTTTGGTAAGATGAAAAAGAAAAGAAAGAAAAATATTGAAAAACAAACAGGATACAAGTTCATAGATGAAGATGTATCAAAACAAGATTTAGATAAAATTAAAAAACAAATAAGAAAAGAAGTCTCCGACATTCTTTTTGATATTTGGGTAAAACGAAGCTCTTGGGGAGGCAAATAATGGCTAGATATATAGCAGATCCTAATAATGATAAAAAAATGATACCAAGTGCGCTCAATCATTTTGATCGTGCCGGTAGAGCAGAAGTACCACCTGCTACTATAATTAATCACAGACCTAATTATGTATTGATAAACCAAAGTGGAAGTTATGCCTTTTGTTATGAGACATCATCTTCACTTGGTGCGGTAAATGGTACACTAAACACTTATGTAACATCTTCAGTTTATCATAGTAATAATGGACTTCCGTTGAAATTAGATATTAATCCTGTTTGTTGGAGAATTACATCTGGAGTAGCAGTTAAAGGTAATGTAACTTTTGTATACACAGGAAACGTAGGATAAAACAATGAATAAAAAATTATTAGTAGATGTAAGACCATTTCAGATATCAAGAAATAAAATTGATGAATCTATAAAAGAAAACGATGGTCGTTTAATTGTAAAGGGTGTTCTACAAAGAGCAGAATCCAAGAATCAAAATGGTAGGGTATATCCAAGAGAAGTTCTTTTAAAAGAAGTATCTAAATATCTATCAGAACAAGTTAGTGAGAGAAGAGCATTAGGTGAGTTAGACCATCCTGATAGTTCTGTTGTTAACCTAAACAATGCTTCACATAATATCATTGAGATGCATTGGGATGGTGATGACTTGTTAGGAACTGTTGAGGTTCTATCAACACCTGCTGGAAACATCTTAAAAGAATTATTTAAATCAGGTATAAAACTTGGTATCTCTTCAAGAGGATTAGGTTCGGTAGAACCAATGCAAGAAGCAGACACCGTTCAAGTTCAACCTGACTTTGAACTTATTGCATTTGATTTCGTATCAAATCCATCTACACATGGTGCTTTCATGAGACCTGTTAATGAAGGTGTGGAACAACCAAAAGCCGAAACAAAGATTGAGTCTATTATCAACTCTATAATGAGGGGATAATAATGCCATCGGTTTCCAAAAAGCAACAAAAGTTTATGGGAATAGTTCGGTCAATCCAAAAGGGTGAACAACCCGCTAGTAAGTTTTCAAAAGATGCTCAAGATGCTGCTAAGAAGATGAAGAAGAGTAGTGTTAAAAAGTATGCTAAAACAAAACACGATGATTTACCTACTAAGAAAGAATCTACATCAGCTTATAAAAAAACACTTCAAAAAATAGCAAGAGATAAACAACTTAAAATGATATCTAAAAAAGATAAAGATATGTTGATGAAGATTGCTAAGATGATGAAAGAATCCGTAAATGAAAAGGTAAATAAATCAGATTTAAAATATCAATTAGATATGTCTTTAGATAATCTTGGTATTGGTACAAAAGCTTTAATCGTTATGAAACCAAAGGGTAAAGATTTCTTTTTAAAAATGAAAAGTTATATGTACCAAGATAGTATGGAGGCCGTTCTAAAAGATGCAAATAAAAATTTAGATTCAAAACTAAAAATAAAGGATTTTAAAAAAACAAGAATGGGTACTGAATTTATAATTGGTGAAGCTAAAAGAGACTACAAAGCAGAGTACAAAAAATTTCAATCATCCACTAAGTCTAAAAAATACAGAGCTGAGTTGAATAAATACAATAGACAAAAAGGTACTTATGGGAATGGTGATGGTAAGGATGCTTCTCATAAGGGAGGAAAGATTGTGGGATTTGAAAAAGAATCAAAGAATAGAGGACGAGCTGAAAAGAGCCGTTTGAAAAAAGAAAATAATATGCCTGACTTCAATCCAATAATAGATGAAGTATTAGATGAGGTATTTGGAGAATATCAAATGAATGAAAATTCAAAAGTATTAAAATCTATTGAAAACTTAGCTAAACAAAATAAGTATGGTAATGTTACCGGTACAAAGATGAACGGTAAAACTGCTAACCTTATTATGAAGATTTACAATCACCCAAAGATGAAG